GCAGTATTTGAATTATCTCTAGCCCATACGTCAACACCAGAATTGGAAATAGTGTTAGCTAAACTGAAAGCTGCATTAGCTTGTAAAAATACTGAATGTATAGACTGATAGGAAACATTTGCATTATTATCAATTTCAGACTGCAATACCGCAACATTTGAGGTAAGTTCAGTTTCTATTCTTGCAATATTGGCAGTCTGGTTTGGACCTGTGAATTGAGCAACTGATTGTATAGCTGGAGGTGCACCAGGCCCAACTCTTACACTAATCTGATTTACTGGATTTACTGTAATATTTGCCATTATGCATCAGTACCATAGGAATTGGTTACTCCAGTTACACCGGGAGCAACATATATCTGTCCTTCAAGAACGCGAGTTATCAGATTAGTTACTGTATCCTGAATAATAACGTCATAAACATATTTTCCATACGGCACATTTGCCGTTGTTGGTGCATCCAACGATAGTGTTATTAAACCAAGAACTGGGTCGGTGACTTGTGCATCAAAAGTAAAGGCAACATTAGCTGTTGTGTAAGATTTTTTCGCTCTTGAACTTATGGTGTAACTTGTTAAATCGTAACGAGCACCATAATCATCGGTTAATGTTAACTGACTATTGAACGAAGCCCCTTGTTCCAAATATTGGTCTGAGTATCCTGCGGCCATTTGTTGTACCTTTTATTTGATGCGTTAATCATATTTATGATTCTTATTGTTCATCAAAACATTCTTTTATTGTTTTGGGTATTTAGCTTTCACCGCCAAACAGGCATCAATGTATGTCTGCATTTGTTCCGTGTCACCTTTTACAAGTCCATCGAGGTAATTAACGATTGGTGGGTACTCACTTTGTCTTTTTTCCACATAAGATAATGCATCAAATTTATTCTTTTGGTTTTGAGCAATAATTACATCCGCTTCTTCTTTGGTAATGGAAATCATGTCAGATTTAATCAAATCATCTTGACTTCCATCAAGCTCAAATGCCCATATTGTATTGTTTGAATCTTTAAATAATTTCATTTTTTTCCTTTAACGAAGTTCTGTGCATGAATTTAACGATCCGGATCCGGTTACTGCGAATACATAAGTTGCTCCAGCCGGAACAAGAGCATTCATTTGCGTATTATTACCGGCGGCACCACCTGTAGTTAAGTATGCAGCTTGAATTCCAGCCACGGTAATGGCAGCACTAGAATTAAGTGGTAAAACAAACCAAGGTGCCACGATAATTGGTTTTCCTGTACTATTTGTATATGTTGTTGCGACTAAACGAACAACGGCCTGCCAAGTTTGACCAACACCAATACCTGCTGCAATCGCAGAAGCGGCTGTTGAATTCCAAATTGTTCCGTCACTTGTCAATAGATTGCCTGACGTTGATGGAGCTGGCAAAATGTAAGGTGAAATAGCTGTGAAAGGATACCAAGTTGATTTGGTTGAATTGTAAACATACGACACAGCTGTTTTAGCTTGGAACACTGTTCCGGAAAAACCACCAGAAACTGATTGTCCTGCGCTAGCAGAAACAGTGAATCCAGTAATCTGTTGTGTTGTACTCATGGTTACTGTCATCCCATCCGCAGGATTTGCAGGTAAGACAATAGTTCCAACAGCATATGTAGAGGAAGGATTCAATATAACATTTTGAACACCCGATGGAATAGTATAATTAAAACCTGATAATATAGTTGGAGTTGTTGTTCCAGTTCCATCCAAGTAAATGTAATTCTGTATTAGACCATTTGTTCCGTCAATTTTTGATGCCATGTTTAACCCTTAGGATATTTTGTTTTTAATCTTACAATTATTATGATTTATTCGTAAAAAGACCGTTGGTTACGTTGATTACATCGGTCATACTTTTTTTTCTTCCAAGGCTGCAACCCGAGACGTTAGAGAAGTAATGATGGCTTGCTGCTCTTGGATGGCTGCGGTCAGGGTTGCCACCAAAAAAGACACATCAATACCTTGGTATTGCGGGTTACCGTCAGCATCGACCGCATCTTTCTCTCCTGTCACTGCTTGAGGGCAAACTTCAGCCAGCTCATGAGCGATAAAACCTTCACCGGCTGAGCCATCTACCTTCCACTTATATGTGACAGGCTTGAGTGCGGCCACTTTTTCCAACACGCTGGTCATCGGAACAATGTCTTCTTTGAGGCGGTAATCGGATGATGTGCTGTAGGATACCGTTGTGGCTGTTTGACCAATAAAACCAGAAGTACCGCCGGAGTTATTCTGAAACACCACAGGGCTACCAGAAAATGTGGCGGAGGTAGTGCGAATAACTAAGCCTTGTTCAACACTACTGTCGTACCGCATAGAAAATCTTCCCCCAACTGAAGTAGTGTTTAGCAAAAAATTGCCGCCGGTATCAACACGCATCCGTTCATAGCCCGAAGTGCTGATGCTTACAGTATCAGTCGCAATACTTCCAATGCCTGTATAGGTGGCAGTGGCAGCTTCGTTTGCTAAAAACCGAATACCCCCGTACAAACTTACTTTGGGATTGCTTGCGGGAACACCACCGCCAATCCCCACGTTTCCGCTTCCATCACTAGCAATAAAACTCCCGCCGGTAACAGTGGGCAATGACAAAGTGTAATTACTTGAAGTTGAAGGAGCCGCAATCGTAAAGACTCCTGTTCCTCCAGAATTTGGTTGTATTGATACTGAACTCATTTTTTTCCTTTAAACTATAGTCCAAACAGCACCAGAAGAAACTGTAACAGTCTGGCCAGATGGTACTGTCATAGGTCCAGCTGATAAACCATTATTTCCTGCAGCAATTGTATAACTAGATGATACTGTATTGCTGTTTTGAATTATTCCGTTAGTTGCAATAAATGTATTTGAACTAAACTGACCAGTAGATGGTGTATATAGTAATCTTGCATTGGCTGTATATAATGCTATTGCAGCACCTGTTGTAGCTGATGAGAATAGTGGATAAACAGGAGTTGCAGTAGCTAAATCATTGCTGAATGATACTGTCGGTGCTGCGGCACCTGAGTACCAGTTTGTACCATCCGACACTGCAACATTTCCTGATGTTCCTGGTGCAAGTAATCTCATTGCATTTGCACCATTCCCAATCATTATGCTATTAGCTGTAGGTGAAGTTAGGCCTGTACCACCTGATGCCGGCAAAATTGGTTGTGATGAAGTTATTTGTCCGGCCGTAATATTTGCGTTAAGTGTTCCGTAATTCGAATATGTTATTGTGCCAATTGAATTACTTGTTGGATTAGTTGTAATACCTTGGAATAATGTCCAGTTAGATGATGCTGTTCTTACTAAACCACTATACTTTGTACCTGAGCTTACATACTGACCATAAAAACCAATATCAACCGAATCTCCAAGATTGTTTGCAGCTAATTCAATCAATGAATCAACTGTCTGAAATGTCGCAACATTAATATATGTTGTTGTGCCATTAACAAATAAATTACCAGAAAGATTCAAATCGCCTGTAACTGTACCACCAGATTGTACATTTAATGAGTTATTTGCTCTAATGAATGCACTGTTTGCGTATGAATCAGCTGATGTTGCAGTATTACTTGCAGTATTAGCTAGAGCGAAAGCAGCATTAGCATATACAGAAGCTGCAGGTGAACCAGCTGTTGTTTGTACTGTACCGTCGGTAAATACTATACCGTTACCTGAACCTGTAATTACAACATTACCTGTGTAAACATTACCACGAACACCTAGGCCGCCAGATATTACGATAGAACCTGTAACATTTGATGTAGAAATTGTCGTATTGGCGAAAATATATGAGGTTAAATTATTCGAAGTTACTGATACACCGGTGTTAGCCAATGCATTGTTAGCTTTAACAAACGCCGAGTTGGCATAAGAACCAGCTGATGTTGCATTATTACTTGCAGTATTGGCTATACCAAAAGCCGAGTTGGCATAAGAACCAGCTGATGTTGCATTATTACTTGCAGTATTGGATGCAGCAAATGCGCCGTTAGCATAAGAACTTGCCGAAGCTGCATTGGAACTAGCTGTATTAGCTGCTACGAAGGCACCGTTGGCATAAACAGGTGATGCAGCAGATACATTGGTTGTTTGTACTGTACCATCGGTGAATGTTATACCATTACCTGAACCTGTAATTACAACATTACCTGTATAAACATTACCACGAACACCTAGGCCGCCAGTAATAACAATAGAACCAGTAGTATTTGATGTGGATGATGTTGCATTAGCAAATGAATATACAGTTAAACCGTTAGCTGTTACTGCAATACCAGTGTTAGCTAAGGCGTTATTGGCAGTAAGATAAGCTGAATTTGCATATGAACTTGCTATTGCAGCATTAGCGTTGGCATTATTAGCAGCAGCGAAAGCACCGTTAGCATAAGAACTAGCTGGTGTTGCTATGTTAGCCTGTGCAAACGCCGCATTAGCATATACAGAAGCTGCAGGTGATCCTGCCGTAGTCTGTACAGTTCCATCTACGAAAACGATACCATTACCTGAACCTGTAATTACAACATTACCTGTGTAAACATTACCACGAACACCTAGGCCGCCAGTAATAACAACCGAACCTGTGACATTAGATAATGATGGTGTCACATTGGAGAATGTGTATGTTGTACTACCATTAGCTGTTACTGAAGCGCCAGTATTCGCCAGTGCATTGTTAGCAGTAATGAAAGCTGAATTGGCATATGAACCGACAGCGGCAGATACATTTGTTGTCTGCACGGTACCATCAGTAAATGTTATACCATTACCTGAACCTGTAATTGATACCATACCAGTGTATACATTACCACGAATGCCCATGCCACCAGATACTACAATAGAACCTGTGACATTTGACAATGCTGCTGTTGTATTAGCAAAGGTATACATGGTATTACTATTAGAGGTAACCATGGAACCAACATTAGCTAATGCATTGTTAGCAGTAATGAAAGCTGAATTAGCATATGAACTTGCTGGTATTGCAACATTAGCTTGTGCAAATGCCGCATTCGCCTGTGCGTAAATTGCAGTTGATAATTTACTTGTCGGTACTGTTGAAGTGCTTGTAGATGTTGAACTATCAGAAATCATATTCGCAGTCATAATTTGCGAATATTGTGTACCATTGGTTACATCTAAAATGTCCCAGTATTTGTTTGATTCATTCCAACGAATTGAAGCGTTTGCAAGAGGTATGCCATTTGCAGCATTATTTGCTGTGCCTCTATTTACGCTTATATAACTTGAAATTGGTGTATATGTATTTGCATTTATTACAAAAATGTTTGAAGTATATATTGTGGTGCCGTTGATGGTAAAATCTCCGCCAACCGACAAACCCTGCGTTGTTGTTAATGATTGAAATGCACCAACAGCATTTGTTGCTGAAAGTAATGTACCTGTAACATATAGTTTAGAAACAGAAATATCATTATTTGCAATAAGATATTTGGTGTAAGTATTTCCTGTTGCTGAAAACGTAGTAGTGTTTACTGTATTATTTGATTGCAAATAACTTGTATAACTGGTACCAACTACAGATAGTGTGACTGTATTAACTGTCGCATTAGCTTGTAGAGCATTTGTCCAAGTATTTCCAACAACAGATAATGTCGCAGTATTAACTGTCGCATTAGCTTGTAGAGCATTTGTCCAAGTATTTCCAACAACAGATAACACAGCTGTATTTACAGCAGTATTAGATTGTAATTTATCGGTATAAGAAATACCAGTAACTGATAGTGTGGCCGTATTAACTGCTGTATTTGCCTGTAATTTATCAGTGTATGAAGTACCTGTTACAGATAAAGTTGCAGTATTTACAACGGTGTTTGCTTGTAGTAAATTGGTCCAAGTATTTCCGACAACAGATAAAGTTGCGGTATTAACTACTGTGTTAGATTGAAGTTTATCTGTATACGATGTTCCAGTTACTGATAAGGTTGCTGTGTTAACTGCTGTGTTTGCTTGAAGTGTATTAGTAAAACTTGCACCAGTTACTGATAAGGTTGCTGTGTTAACTGCTGTGTTTGCTTGAAGTGTATTGGTGAAACTTGCACCAGTTACCGATAGTGTAGCAGTATTAACTGCTGTATTTGCCTGTAATTTATCAGTGTATGAAGTACCTGTTACAGATAAAGTTGCAGTATTAACGGCAGTATTGGATTGCAATCTATCTGTATAAGAAATACCAGTAACCGACAAAGTTGCAGTATTAACTGCTGTGTTTGATTGTAAAGTGTTGGTGTAACTTGCACCAGTTACAGATAGTGTGGCCGTGTTAACTGCTGTATTAGCTTGTAAAGTATTGGTAAAACTTGCACCAGTAACGGATAAAGTAGCTGTATTTACGGCAGTATTTGCCTGTATTTTATCAGTATAGGTAGTTCCAGTAACCGACAAAGTTGCAGTATTAACTGCTGTGTTTGATTGTATTGTTCCGGTTAGAATACTTGTGTTAGCTTGCAAAGTATTAGAATAACTTGCACCAGTTACCGATAGTGTAGCAGTATTAACTGCTGTATTAGCTTGTAAAGTGTTGGTGTAACTTGCGCCAGTAACGGATAAAGTAGCTGTATTTACGGCAGTATTTGCCTGTATTTTATCTGTGTATGTAGAACCGGTAACCGATAAAGTGGCAGTGTTTACAGAAGTATTAGCTTGTAAAGTGTTGGTGTAACTTGCACCTGTAACTGAAGATGTTGCTGTATTTACGGCAGTGTTAGATTGCAATTTATCGGTATAAGTAATACCTGTAACTGATAGAGTTGCTGTATTAACTGCGGTATTAGACTGAATTGTGCCAGTTAGAATACTTGTGTTGGCTTGAAGTGTATTTGTATAACTTGCACCTGTAACTGAAGATGTTGCAGCTCTAATAACCGTATTTGCTTGTAACGAATTGGTGTAGGTATCTAATGTTGCATTTAAATTACCTGTAATTATTGTATCTTTAGCAACACTTAATGTATTTTGAAGTTCTGTTGCTTTAGAAACTGTTAAGGTATTTGCAATCGATGTTGCACCATTTACAGTTAATGTTCCACCAATTGTGGTGTTATTTGCAACAGCTAAACCAGTTCCTGTGTTACTAGCATATACAGTACCGTTTGCAGTAACTGAACCACTTGCAGTCAAACTTTGTGAAGTATTTGTAAAGTATACTTGTTTACCTACGGTCAAATTGTTGTCAATAGTTGCAGAAGAACCTGTGCCTGTAACTTGCAATTGGCCTGCCACAACGGCATTATTACCAATAGCTAATGAAGTGCCTGTACCGTTTAGTGTTAATGTGCCCGAATCTTTAGTCCAATCGTATTTACCGATAGAATTAATTTCGTTTGAGTCGGCGTTGGTTGCAACAATCCAATCACCGAATGTGTTAGCGAAACCTAAAATATTGACTGTATTTGCCATCTTAACCTTTTATTAGTAATTGTTGCAACAAAGATTTAATCTCATTCATGTCTGCCTTGATGCAATCTATTTCTGACTTTACTTTATTTATTTCTTCTTTTTGGCTCTTTACCAATCTAAGCTTAGCATAATACTCATTTTTTTCTGTGTTATCCACAGGCATTATTGCTCTACTATCTATATCACGAACAAAATTTGTACCTGTAACTCTTACTAGTTCCATTTTAAATTCCTGTTCCTGGTGGTAAAGCCAATGCTCGGATATCTGTTAAGAATGGAACATTAGTCTTATCGCTTGTTGCTAAAACTATCTTAATTGCAAATTGATTGAAAGAGTTGTAAGTTTGACCTGTCGTTGAACTGGTGTAACTGATACTATTATTCGCTTGGTTACTTGCAAAAATACCTGGCGCACATTCATACTCATACAAATCAGTTCTGTTGGTAGAATATGTATTTGGATTTTGTAAAGTAGTCATTAACTGCCAATTACCTGATTCAAAAGGCGCAGTATCCGCTGCATTTAAAATCTTGTAGTAAACATACACAGCCGTACCCAATGGTTTGTAAGCAGTATAGAATACACGCAAATCACCTGAATCATTTCCTGGTGCCAATACAACTTTCTTGGTAAAGTATTTAGCGAGTGAATTTCCACCTTTTGGTGAAGTTTCGCCCGTGACAGTAACAACCACATTTGCATTTCCGCTACGAGTGGTCGAATCGGAAATAGTAATTGTTGGTGTTGTTATGTAACCGGAACCTGGTAATATTGTGTATACAGAGGTGATTGCACCATTTGCATTTGCGGTAATTCCTAATGTTGCAGGTGATGAACCAATATCCGGATTAGAAATTGTGATAGTTGCACTCTGTACATTGTAGCCATATCCTGGATTGGTAATCGAAATTACATTATTGCCAATTCCCATGTTGTTGATTACATAAGACACCGCATACATTGTAAGACCATCATCGGAGATGATTGGAGTCACATTAGGATCATTTGTAGACATAGATGCATACAATGAGAACGAACTGTTAGACTCTTTTAACAGGATTCTTTCTCCATTACCATCATTCAAGTAAATATCTTCAGGTAGAGGACTGCTCAAACGACCTGGAGTAACTGAATATAAACCTGTTGGAACATTACCATAACTCAAAGTTGCAGCATATGTGTAATTGATTCCCGTTCCTGTTGGAGTAAAATCGGTTGTAGTGATGTTCAATGCATCATATGCTCTACTTGGTGAGTAGTTACCAAATAATTGTGGAACACTATTTGCATCAATATTGTTCATAATGTCTTGACTACCCATTTTTCTATATGGTAAACCTTTTGGAATATTGAAAGGAATTAAAGCTGAAGTTTGTGAGAATACACATTTATCCATAACAAACATCAAATCTTTAGTTTGATCCGCTGTCCATGTCATTCCGTTTTGTGATTCAAATAAAGCACCAACATATGGAGCAGCACCAATTTTTGTCACATTGGTTGGATTTGGATCAGTTACTTTAGCCTTAGCTGTAGAAGGAATTGCTGTTTGATTTTGTTGACCGTAGTATAACACATAATCTTTGGAAGCGGATTTAATCATAAATGCATACAATACATTTGATTGAATGTAGACAGGTGCATTAAAAACAAATTCTGTATAAGAAGATGGATCCAAGTAATGTGGTGTACTTGAAGTATTCACTTGAGATGGTTCTAATATAACAGTTGAATAATCCAATGCAGCGCCGCCTGGATAACCATTAACTGTAGGAAGAATGCTCAGTGTTACTGGTATATTTGTTGTTGGTTTTGAGAAGAAAAACACCTTGATTGAAGATAAGAAAACACCGTTAGGATAATTATCTTTAGAAACAATAAATGTTTGTGCAACAGGATCACTATTGTTATTATTGGTGACTGTTGAGGAAGAAGTAGTGGTTGTCGTGTTAATCAACTGATTGGATTGTTGATTGACCTGTGTAAATACTGATTTTGAAGAATCAATAGAAGGTGCAAAATCCAATCTCTGTGATGAAGTTGACAAACCAGATGCTATGAATGTACCTTCAGCATAAGTTGTTGCAGTTGCTGGACTAGTTGCAACAGTCCTATTATCTACACGGAACACTCTGCTTCCCGTTTGAAATTTTGTTGACGGTATATTGAAAATTCCAACAAAATTACCAGCTTCATCTGTTGATGGTTTAGCGAGTGAAGTTCCAGCTTGAACAGCGGCATTTATTTTAGTTAAATTACCTGCTATAGAATAATAAGAACTAATATCACCACCCATTGCTGTATTTGTTCCCATTGATAGGTTTACAGGTGTACTTAATGTAACCAATTTCGTTACATTGTCATAAGCTGTAATAGTTGCAGAATATGTGTACAGACTTGCACGGTAACCATTACTTAATGTTAATCCGCCAGCACCACCTGAAGGTAGTTGTGGAGGTGGAACATAAGTTGCTGATGTGTTAAATTGATAAACATACTTTGAAGTAATGTTAATTGTTGCACCAACATAAAAATTAGCAGTATTGGATGCAGTAGCAGGATTTAATCTTAATTGAGTTGCACCTTTAAACCATTCTCCACCCATTGGTAATACAGTAGATGTTCCTGCATTTACATATGTTACTGGTGGATTAATAGAGGTGTAAACAATATTGTTGGTAGGATCTTTGATGGTCATACCAAAAGCTGATGTTGTTGTACCTGAACTTGTTGCAGCCCATCCAATTTTTACGGTTGCTGGTGCAGTTGCAACGGTGTATGTAAATGTTGTTGTGGACGCCGGTGAATTTAAAAATGAAGTGCCAATACTTGAACCATTTGCATACACCGTTGCAAAACCAGAAACGCCAACTTCTATTGTGTATATTCCTGCTGTAGTGAAAGTAACATTTGATGTTAGATTAAATGATGTACTGTTTTTTGCATCACCCCAAACACCATAATTATTCAATAGTGTTGAGTAGTTTTGAACTACAGGTGTTCCAAATAATTGAGTTGTTGCACCACCATTTAATGTATTTGACCAACCACCACCAACACCACTTATATAACCACTTTGATTCAAAGTTACCATTGCACCAGCTGGAATTGTACCTGATGCACTTGAACTTACATAATTTCCATTTGTATCAAGTGTGGCATTTCTTAGAGTGGTTGTTGCTAACGTGTTAGGTGCACCAATAATATCTGAAACATATAATCTAGATTTTGTAGTGTTTAGATAGTTATACACCGAAATTACGCGAGCAACTGGATAGAAAGTGTTTGAAACATAAAAACCAACAATATCACCACTTGCAAATGTTCCAGAAACACTTGTTAGTTCTATAGTGTTAGGTGAACTCATATACTGAGACACATCAACACCGTCAAAGAAGGTTGAAACATTTGAGTTAATCAATAAACCGGAAGCACGGACAATAACTTGTTGCGGTCTAATATAAGGCAATACAGCAATGTTGGTCAAATAACCATTGTTTACACCAAAGGTGGAAGAAGTTGGATTATATGCACCTGATGTTGTATTCTGTATTTGACTTGCGTAGGTCTGAGTTGTTGTTGTTCTGGTTGTTGTGGTATCATTACCATTTGTGCTCACAGAAGTTCTTGAAGCACTTGTCGCCAATGTTGTACCAGGAATTGTTTGATAATCACCTGAATTCAATAAATTGACACCACCTGAAGCTTGATATACTTGAAAATTAGGATCGGTAATTAAGATAGCTGGTGCTTGGTTGTTATCAACCCAGTTATCAATTGGTGGATTTAATTGTAAGTTACCTTGTTGTATCGATATATTGAATGGATTTACCGATACTGTACTACTTGCAAGAGGTTGATAAGCAACATTTGTTGTTGTATATGGTAAAGTGAATAGATTAGTTTGAGAACCATTGATTCCACCAATTCTATAACTGTTTGTATTTGCTACTGTACCTAGACTTGACAATACTACAGGATTCTGTAATTGAAAATTATCAACCAATTGCAATGCAGATAATTGATTTTTTCTTACATTGATGTTTGCCGCAAAATCAGGGTTGTTTGTGTCTGCGGTACCAAAAGAAGAAAAGTCATCAACCAAAATACCATTCTTGAAACGATTCAAACCGTTTGCATCAGAAATTTGTAGTGAGGATGCTTTCTGTTCCAAAATACTCAATGAGGTGTAGTATTCAAGATTGTTAACACGAGTTTCTAAATCTGTAATATCTTCTTTTGCCCAACGCTTATGAATGATTTTATTAACAGATAGATTAGAAGTTATACCAGGAACGCCTTCACCCGGAACATATGCAGTATATGGATCATGCAATAAGTTTGCTATCACTAAAGAACCTGATGGTTCATTTGGCAATAGAGGATTGACAGAAGGAGTTCCTTGAATAATATTGAAACTGTTATCTTTAGTCAACACCAACTTATCGTTTCTACCCAAATAGTATTGATAGAAACTCGTGAAGTTTGATAGGTTATTAGGAATTAATATACCAATATCATTGGTTGAAGTTTGTGAACCTGAATACTCCCAAATATATGCAGTTTGTCCATTTACACGACAAGGTCTAAAATCAATACAATCTCTTAGGTTGTATTGAGTACCTCTTTGTGAAATGTAACTACCAATTTGAGCATAAGATTCTGGTGAACTAGAAACACCACCGTATGTTGAACCTGCTGAATTGTATGATTGAATACTAAAATATCCATCACCAGATGATGATTGTGTGTGTGAATAATAATCCACAATAACTAAAATATTTCCTGTAGGAACTGGTGCGCCAGGAATGAATGAAATTGATGCATGGTCGTAGTATGTGTCTCTTTGACCATTGTCCAATGTGAAATAATTTGTAATGTCTGTGTAGTTTTCTATGCTGCCTGTTGGGTTTGTTCCTGCTGTTCCGGAATCAATAATCTTTGTAATTTTCTTAACGTCATTTACATACAATGACATTTTCCCACTTGATGTGAATCCCGCCTTTGCAATTGCAATCTGACCTTTTGTTAGGTCTTGATAAACACTTGTACCACCAATTGACGATAAAGAACCAACAGTTGCGGTGTTACCCACAATCAATCCTTTTGATTTTAGAACATAACTTGCAGAATCTCCGCTGCTTGCTTGAACTTGTGCAATGACGGTTACATTTTTATTTGTTGCAACGCCTGCACCAACTGTGAATGTTGCGGTAGTTTTATCACCGGAGATGGAAATTGTATTGCCCGATGAGGTGAAATCCATAACGCGGCCGGTAGAATTGTCTATGACCATGAATAGTTGTTCAGCCGCAGAACTGGATAGTGTTCCCGAACCTTCAAATCTCAATGGATTACTTGCATTACCTGAAGTTGATTGTAATGTAAGAGTTGATCCTGTGAATGTTTTGGAACGATATACTCTTTGTGTAAAGTAAGATGTTGTTGTCAATTGAGCAACATAAGGATAACCAACTTGGAACAACAACTCTGGTGCAACTTGATTGTACAATAATGTATTACCATCTGAAAGTCCATTAACCTTACCGCCAGTGGTGTTAATATTAGCATTTGCAGTTAATGCATAAGAACCTGAACCTGCTGTCTTAACAATAGATTCAACATCGGCACTTTTAAAGATTAATGAGAATTTTGAACTTGATGTTGGTGTTAGAGTAAATGGTAAATCAACTGTCGCAACTTTGGTTGAACCGTTGTAACTGGTAATATTTCTTACATCAATAATGCCACTAGTATTCATGCTTACGGATGCGCCAAAATAAGCATTTGATATTGATGAGAATGAACCGTTAGTGTCCGTTATAGTGAAAGTGGATGCAGTACCTGATGTAACATTTCCTGAAAGTGTGTTTGCGGAAAAATCAGAAACGTATGCATTGAAAACATAAGTGTTTGTTGAAGAACCTGTTCCAGAAACATATGTTATATTACGAATAAATGATGAACCAACCAAAGTGGATGAGTACGTTTTTGTATTTGTGGAAACAATATTTGCAGCTGTAACACAATGCAAATCAATAGGCGGCATTGTTGAAATGTCGAATACACCGTTGGCTGTATCAACAACAAAATAGTTACCATAATCCATAAAGACTGGATTGTTGCTGATATTTGCAACGGCTTGCGCTCTGTCGTTTGTTAGTTTAATGTCAGATTGATTCTCAACTCTGTAACCATGGACATATGCAACACCCTTGCTAATACTTAAATCGTATTTTGTATTTGATATAGTGTTTGCGGAAGGTGTTAGTTTGAAATCATTAACGATATAATCACCGTTTGTTTCATAATCACGTTTCGCAAAGTAATCATCGATGGTTGAATATACTGTACCATCAACTTGTTTAAGGATACTTCCGTTTTCAATACGAACCAACTCAATGAAATTATCATCGTTACCTAGAGTTAGTGGTAATGTTACAAGTGTTAATGTAATGACATATCGGTCCGCACCAGGTGCTTGATAATTGGATGCGCCAATAGCGGGATCCAATAATGAAGAATCGTTTATATAATCATAAATTGATTCAACAATTTGTAGACCTATACGATAAGAGGGTGTATTATCATATTTATCTAAAATAATTGTTTGTGGATCAACTTGTACAAAATTACCAATTGAATATTTGATGCCAGTAATGTCAGAAACTGAGTAACCATTAACAACATAAAAAACTCCAGTGGCCACAGAAGCTGTTGATGATAGGCCAGATGATGGGTTTCCTGTTGTAGAATTTGCCAATGAAGCATAGTATGTGGTGCCGGTAGTTGTTGTAATAACATCACCGTCTGCAAACTGAGCACCCGATAGGTATGTTACGATTAGTGTTGGAGGATCACCGGCAATAGAACCACTTGATGTGGTTTCAGCAGTAGCAATAACTCTAGCCAAAATTGTACCAGAAGCGTCTTGAATTATTTGGCCTGTAAAATTCTCAGCAACAACTGTAATATTATTATAAGTATTATTTAATTTTAGGTAATAACAATTTCGGTTAATTGTGACTTGACCACCTGAAACTGGAGTATTCTGAGAAAAAATTGCAGAAGCAAATTCCGAAATCTGATTTTGCAGGATTGTCTGTGATTGAGTTAATTCACGAGCTTGGACCGCAGAACCTGGTTTGAAAAGTATGCGGTGAAAGTTTTTTGATGGATCAAAATCGTCAAAATATGGGCCAACATTGAAATTTAAAGACATTTTTTTCCTTTAGTAACCTAGTACAAATTTAAATTGTTCGATGCCATCATTACTTCTTTGAACACCAACTCTATTCTCAACATAGGTTATATATCCTGAGAATGGAATGAGAGATGGTTCTGTAACATTCAAAACAACTCTGGAAGCACCTGAGGTTGCACCGATAATTGATTGGCCAACAATATATGTTCCACCTGTATTTATCAGTTGTAAAATATTGGTTGATGTGTTGAAATTTAAAACTGTTCCAAAATATAACACATTTCCATTTGCATCTTTTTGTTGCACAACTTCATCTGGTGTATAGAAATTTCCTGCACCTGATGATAGTAAAAATTGTGTGGAAGTATTGTAAATTACACTATTAGCCAACACCGCACCACTGGCGCCGTAAGCCTGTGGATTAACAAGTAGTCCAACTTGGCGATAATCTACACCTGTCGTAGGTAAAATTCCACCTTCCGAACCATTGAATTCGACTGCATACATAACATGATTGCAACCCAATTCTGAAATAGGATCATATGCATGACCTCCAACAGGTGAGATTGGAGCAGATGCTGTTGCTCCTGAACTTCCCGAAGAAATGATGGCCATATTAGATGATGTATATGCAGTTATTGCTGCGTTGGCATAAGTGTAGTTTTTGCCAGAAAAACCAGGTTTCACCACAACGTCTTTAATAACACCAGCAGATATTTGTGAATTGGTTATATTTGCAACGCTTCCTGTTCCATCTCCAGTTATAGTAACAACGATAAATGTATTAACAGCATCGTATCCTGTTCCTCCATTAGTCACATTGATTACCTCAATGTCTCCGTAACCCGCATTGGTCAAATATGGTTGTGGTGTGTTTGCACCTACAGGAACCGGCATCCAATTAGTATCTAAGAAGCTTTTCTTGAGTGCTCCGTCAACGGTATACATATATTTCCACTTGTACAGGTCATCGCCTTGATAGATATTGTTTGTTCCATATGAACCCGGTTGAAAATATGGTTCAGATGTGGACAAACCACCATTATTATTCGCAAGACATTTGAAAACTTGGTCGTACCTGTTCTTTATATAGAAATTATACAACGGAAAACCATTGACATCTTTTGCATTCATGTTTATAGAATCAGAATATGCAAAAAAGTTGGTGTTGTTTGCCCAATTAATTCTTTGGATTACAGGTGAAATGTTACTGGCATTTATCAATTTTGCCGCAAACATATTCTTAAATACTTTTTTAAGATACGTTTGGTCTTCGGTTGGTTGTGTTGGTGTTTCTACAGAATCAACTACAGGCCATGAATCTTCTTGTCCTAAGAACGCATAGATGGAATTAATCGAAGCACCATTCAGTTTAACAGAAGGATTGTAATAATCCGTCTCAACTCTGATTACTTTTGCTTGATTTGTAAGTATGTTTAGATTTGATGCCATGATTTATTTATTAACTGTAGGAGATGGATGCATAGGTGTTTGCAAGGTCACCATCAAAAGAATAGTATTTGATTCTGGCGGTTGTCAATCCACCCAAAGTAAATGTTGTTGCACCTACTGTAGAATTTAATGCAGAACAACCGTGTGTAATTGTTTTTGCGGAACCACCACCAGTTGCTGTATTTGTAATAAACAATACAATATCAGAACCTGCTTTAAAGTTGGACAATGTAACCGCAAAATTTGCAGCAATGTTTGCACGAACCCATGTGTCTGTTGCAAAAGATAAAGTTACAGCTGTTTGAGAGTTTGGATAACTTCTAGTGTTATACAGTATATCGGCAGTCAAATTGCCTGTCAACACCAGAGACTGTAGAGTAATAATTGCAGTATTTTGTACAGCAGTATTAGCCGTAGCAAAAGCACCATTAGCAAAAGATGCTGCCGAGTTAGCTGTTACGAATGCACCATTAGCAAATGATGCTGCTGAGTTGGCAGTATTCCAAGCAACAGTAATATTTGTATTCTGTGTGGTGTTAATTGCTGATTGTGTTATTACAGTTGTATTTGCTAATGCAAAAGCTGCCTGTGAGTATGCATTAGAAGCAGCCGCAGTATTTTGTGAAGTGCCGTCTGAGAAGAAAATTTGATTCCCATTGACCATTTTGAAACCGGCGGAAGTCATTTTAGCGATAACATTTGAAGATGTTCCACCGGATGCCGTGAATCTAGTTTCAGTGTTTGCTGTCGTTGTACCAATAATTAAATTACCACCGAGAACTCCTGGTGTACTACCACCTTGAACATACAAATAACCATCTAACGGAGCAACAGCATTACCGATATTGTTGAATTCAGAACCAGGTTGATAACCGGGATTTGCAAAACCTAAATCTAAGAAGTATGATGAATCTGTACCATTGTTTGCAGTGATAACATGGTCTGCGGTACCACCACCATTTAGATTAACAAAATTTGTCTGGACATATGATTCACCAGCCAATGAGAATTGTGCTGATGTATTTGGTAATAATACGGTGTTATTGCCTACAATCAGAGTTTCATTTAAATACAAACCTCTTGCAAGAGTGTGTGCAGAAAATTGAACTGTTTGTGCAGATGGTTTATCAACGCCAACGAACAGCGTATTTGCCGTGTTAGCGTCGATTGTGTTGAATTGAGGTAATTCTGAGATTTTAATTGTTGACATTTTTTATCCTATTAGTAACCATGCGCCTGTTTCTGATGTAATTATTTTGTTGTTTTCTGTTCCCAACTCTGCATAATATTGTACTCCAACTGGTCCAATAATTTGAACACTACCTTGTGTAGAGGTAAATGTTCTTCCTACTGACATATAACCATTCGCACCACTTGTTAATGGTCCACTCAAGGTAACTGAAGTATAAGGATAACTAAATGATGTTACTGTTTGAGCTACGCCGTTAACTGTAATCTTATCACCAACATGAATAATATCCAGTACAGGATATGCAGTATTGCTATACGAACCATTGTTGACAATGTTATAACTCCATGTCAATGACTGTATATTTATTACTTGGTTATTGCCGTTTGCTGAAGAACCAATCGCCACGTTAGCAAAATATGTCCAAATATTATCTTCTAGTGTTACTGTGTTGGCTGCATTATTAACGGCAATAATTAAACCATGGACTGAATCATTTAATCCAGTTCCGTAAGTGAACACCAATTCTGTAGTATTTGCAGTAACAAAATCCGAAATATTTGCACCATAAAGATTATTAAACTTAACAATATTATTGCTAGGATTCGATGCAGTACCTGCTGGAATTGTCACAGTTGCTGCATCTCCCGCATAGTAACCTAATGAGTGACCTGTATCCAATGCATCAACCGTTTGAAAATTCATGTCACTATTGGAGGTCATTGCAATACGACCTATAACTTTTGTTCCCGATGGATGTAATAGATTCAATAGAACATCACGGTACTTTTCTATTTCTTTAGATAATGTGATTTGATAAGTATAGTTATTATAATCTTCATTTTGCAATACATCGAATGCACTAGGTTGTCCTGTTGTATCTAAATACTTACCATCACCAATAACCAAACCATTCAAGAAAGTTGCATTCGCCTTTGCAAAACCGTCGCCATATGTGATGATACCATTCGCAGAATCAAATCTGGTATTCTCCACAGAGTTATCAAATGTTGTATTGTGGATATTTGTATAACCACCAACCAATGTAATTGCTGCATCCTTTGACTGTATTTTTAGCGGTAGATTTTTATTCGGAATAGAATTGTAATTGTAAACTCTTAATTGGTATATACTATTGTTTGCAGGAACAAAATTTTCCAACACATTAATTGAATCTACAAAAGCTGTATATGTTGCAGTATTGGTATTAGCACCTTGATAGATTACATCACCGGATGAAGGAGCACTTGTTGCAAATACATTAGAAACAATTAAATCTTGTACCTTTAAAGAGACTGAAGGTTTTGAAATGTAATCTTGACCATTGTCAATAATGTTGAAAGAAGTGATTGCACCAACACGGTTAAGTGCCTGTGAAAAAGTTGCACCTGTTCCTAAAATACCACTAACGGATAGTATGGAGGTTCCCAAGTAGTATGAGTTTGCATTTAGATTAACAGATGAGTTTGCAGTCAATATCATTGAGTTTGCATTAACGACAGCCTTGACTGTTCCAATAATGATATTTGTATTTGAAACCAACAATGCACCGTTACTGAACTGAGAAGTAAAATTAGTTCCGTTACCTGTAACAATATTGCTTGTCTTACTTACCGATACATTTCCATTAGCTGTATGTTTTACTACAACTGTTGGTAAATTAAAATAACCCATACCACCCAAAGTCATCTTATTGGTTGAGTTGCTTACATAGTCAACAGACACAATTGAACCTGAACTATTTACTTTTACATTTGCAAATGCACCATAACCAGAACCGCCTATAAATGCAATTTGGTCATTGTTGGCATAACCTGTTCCCGATTGAACAATTTGTATTGGTGTAAGGATACCTAGATTTGAAAGGATTGTCTGTGTGTAAGCGTCGGTTGTATATTCTGATATAGCTTGAATTGTAGGTGGTTCAGAAAGACCACCACCTTGATTTTGAACAATAAGAGAAGAAATTGGAAATGTTGAAAAATTAATAAAGCTAAAAGCGTTTGCTAAAGTTGTATTTGCATTTGCACTGGCCAAATTTGCAAATTGATATGATTGTTGTGTCCATAATCCAGTATTTGAATTGTAAGTATTTGCACCAGAACTACCTGCAATATTTCCGAGATAATGGTATCTTTTTAATTGAATACTATCTGTTGGTATAAATGTTACATTTGCAATACCAGCTGGATCCAACGAACCAACAACCGCAATTGGTGCTTGTGGACTTGTTCCAACTAAATTTGAAAATTGAATATAAGTATTTGCTCCACCAATTTGTGAGTTTGCATCTGATGTGGTATATCCGTAACCCTGTTTGTCGATGGTCAAACGCTGAATTGAACCTGATGTAACTGAACCAACCTCGACAATCGCGGCAGCAGGATTTGCTATATTAGAATTCAAACCACCATAAACAACAACTGGATCTTTGGACCTATAAGATAAACCTCTATTATTTGGATCAATTTTAACTTGACTAATCTGACCAATGATTTGAGCCGATAATGATTCAGCATTAGGTGTTCCTACAGGAACAATTTTACCACCTAAGAAATAAACAATTTGATTAGATGAATCTACAACTGTTACGGTTTCACCTGATTGAAAAAGTCTTTCAATATTTGAAACAAAAACTTCCGTTTTAAGTCCATCAAAAATTGCAACCTCTACTGTTGCAATAGATTTAGATATGTTTCCAAATAATCTTAGATTTTGTATTTTCAGAAAATTGGAATCACTGGTCGCCAATTTTAAACTTCGAGGTACATACCATTTACCTGAAGAAGCTTTTAGAACCGCATCTTTGGTGTAAAAGAAATCTACGTCAGAATTGTAAAGTATTCTAAACAAAAATCTATAAGATGCAGGTGTACCTTTACTTTCATAAAGTTGCTTTGCTATTTTTAATGTTTTGGCTTTATCTGATAATATGTCTTGTGGAAAATAAGACATGAAATCATTTACATAATATTGTAAGAACTGGTCTGTGGTTGTATCCACATCCATGTAGTTAAGTAGATTCTTACTAAAATCCAAAGTATTATTTTGTTCTTCCAGCCATTCATAGTATGCTTGTAAGAACAAGACAAAATTGGCGTAATTTGGGTCCTCACTAATGAACTTAGGGAGTTGAAAAGGAACCAGTAACGATGTTTTATTGGTACTTTGTAACATTTAATTAACTTTTCTTAGCAGTAACAGCAACACTCACCGCAGCTGGATCATATGGATCGATTGTAATTATTCTATTTAAAGCGGAAGATATGATAGTTGTTGTTGGTTCCATCGAAACTGTTAATTGTCCTAAATCATTTTCAACTGAAACAGGATTCAAGTTGCTTAAAGTGATAACTCCATTTTCATAATCAATAGTGCCAACATTTTCAGAAACTATAATCTTACCTTTCACTGTATCATTATAATAACTTCTGACTGTACCATATTGACCTTGTAGTTTTAAAACAACAGAAGCTCCTGTTCCTGTTGTGTCTCCAATCGCTGGAACAATTGTGGCTATTGCAGATGTATAACCAACACCTGCATTCGTTACGGTGACTGAATACAACTTGTTGTTGACGATTTTGGCGGTGGCTATTGCACCTGTTCCGTCACCATTAATCACAACGGTTGGTGTTGCAGTATAATTGTAACCCGTGTTAATTACTGAAATGGAATCCACACCAACCGTCAAAATTGGAACTTCCTCAAAGTAAATTCCAGTTAGAGTTGTTGCAATATTATTTGGATTTACAATTGTTATTCCTGGATAAGTAGTCAGAGAACTACCAAACATTCCTCGTTTTAATGAACTATTAAAATATAGGTTGTATGTTGTCTCAGTTCCTAATGTTGGGTAAAATTTCTTTTGAACATTAATAGAAAAATCTGAAGAAAGAACAGATTTACTATAAGAGTTTAATGTAGTTAAAACATCATAAGAACTAAAAGTTGAATTGAAAGTGTTTAAATTATTCGCTGCATAATTATAAATTGCATTCTGTAAACCTGTTTGCAATGTACTTGGTGTCAGAGTGGTTTGTGCCGGATTATAAAGAACATTTGCTGATATTTGAATGTAAGTATAATCTGGATCAATAATAGTGGGTTCAACAGTCATCATGCTGATTGGTTTAAGAACCTGTGACAATATTAAATTTTTCTGAGTTATTGTTAAATCATACGCACCAGCTGGTTTCAGCGAGATAAAAACTTGACCATAAACTGGTGGAACATTTTCTTCACCACCCCAAACAGAAACTGCATCAAAAGAAATGCCTAAAGAATTTTGTTGAACTGCTGTTATATAATCGTTCTTACTTACGGCACGACCTTGTGAAGCAAAGGCCTTTGGTGCTTGAAATTTAATAGAAGCAATTGTTTCTTTTTCAGTTCCCTGTGTTGCCGCCATGATTGGATTAATGGTCAATGTAGAATAAGAACCAATGTTGTCCATTAATACAAAATTATTGGCTAACCCACCGGCAGTTCCTGATGTTGTTAGGTAAGTAACCTTTACAAGATTTCCATCAGACAATTTTTTACCTAAAACACCATCACCAAAATAAATTTGATAGTTTCCATTTACAGCTTCTTGGACAAAATACACTTTGTCAGTTGGACCTAATTCCAAATAATTTGTTTGGCTATTGTAAATATCATAATAACTATTTGAAATAGATTCTTGAACTAACACCTCTAATGTGGATAAATCAATATTAGAATCTGGAATTTCGTATGTATAATTTGAATTATTTGTGGAACTTACAGTGAAATTATATGTTGCAATACTTCCTTGTTTCAGTGTAATATTAGGAAATTTTGCAAAATTGTTAATAACTCCAACCGATGTGTCTGTTGTTGCCACATAATTGTAATTTGTACCACCAATTGGTTCAGAAATAAAATTTGTATATTTTGGAACTGTGAAATTTGTTGTTGTTACGCCACCAAAAACAACATTAATTTCAGCGATAGGTCCAATTGCTGATTTTGGTACATAGTTCATTAACTTTGCATGAGATACCACCGAAGAGCGTTGTATTGCTGAATCCAAAAACATCTCATTTGCAACCATGTTCAAATAGAAAGCATTATATTGTGTATTGTATGCAAGAACATCCAATAATGTAGAAAGAGCTGAACCTGTAAAATTGTAGTCTTTAAAAGTATCTTGTGATTGCAAATAAGTAATGAAATTCCTCTTAATGTTTGAGAAATCTAAATCAGCTATCTGTATGTTTGTATTTGATGCCATTATCTGGACCTTTGAAGAATTAGGTTAACCGCTGTTGGTACTGAGTTATTACCAACATAAAAGCTTAAATATACTAAAAATGCATTACTATCTGCATTAAGTGTGACTTCCAATTCACTTATCGTAACCCTTCTTTCATAATTTTTAATAGTATTTCTTATTTCCATATCTATGATTGAAGCGGTAAATCCTTCTGCTGGTTCAAATAACAACTTATTTAAATTTGAACCAACGTCAGGTTGAAAAGGCCTCTCATAAAAATTTGTCAGCAAAAGGTTTCTAACCGAGGCTATTACGGCATTCTCATCATAACGGAGAGCAACATCATTAGTGCCAGGCACTCTTTTGAATGTCAGGTCTAAGTCTGAGTATATTTTTTGTAATGTTGATGCCATCTTCTATTTATTACTCTTATTAGGAGTTTATTCTGGTTTTTAATTTGTCTGTTCCAATATATTTGTTTACCAACATTTTTTCTGTAGAACCCATCTCTGCCAAAGGTGAAACTGTTGAATAGTCACTTATTACCGATTTAGAGTTATTAAAAAATGCATTATCTTGTGCAGGATATTTGGTCATCAGGGTGCTGATTGAACTTACAGTATTTTGTAAATCTTGTGTTTGAGCCAATGTAAAATCGGATGTATTAGGAGAACCCATTGTGATACTAGCAGAAAGTGCAATTTGTTGTGTTGACAATGTGTTACTTAATGTATTTAAGGTATTACCTAAAGTTATACTAGTAAAGTTACCCATAATAGGAGAGTTGTTTTGTATTCCATCTGACTGGTAAGTCATGTATGATAGAATTTTTCCATATCCGATGGCAATTTTATAATGAACTGTTGTTGTATCGGTTCCTGGATCAACTACATTTGATTCTCTATTTGTCACATACAAATAGTTTCCGGCAGTTGATACTACTGAAGCAGCACTATTACCTAAATCGTGTAAAGCTTGTGTTACTGTACTTGAAATGGTTGATTGTACATTAACACCAATAGTTGCAGCATTAATTGAGTTCATGGTTGATGATATTGTTGCAGTCACACCTGCAACCGGATTAACAAAATAACCATTAACACTTGAATTTGCAATGTCTTCCGTTTGCCATTGGTTTAACAACGAAGGCATTAAAGCTATATTATTTGCAACACCACTGCTATAATCTGTAACCGTCGAATCTGTGGTTGGGTCTGTTGAATTAAATCCCAATCTTCCATAAATGCTCATAATATAATCCTCATGTTACTTCTTGTGTTGTTGGTGGACTTGTAGGTCCATTAGGCGCAATGTGTGATTGGATGTTACGCAATATACCATTCACTAAATCTTTACCCAATAAGGTAGTAGATAAGGCTGATGTTATGTACGGCGCAGAAACCACGGTTTGTGAATTAATTGGACCTGTACAATTGATGGAAAGGGGAATTGGATAAGCCAAACCTACAGCTATACCACCGGCTTTAGTTGAAAAACCATCAAATGCACAAGATATTCCATTATTTGCATCGATTCTACCGTTTGATAATATTTTATTTGCGACAATTTCACCGCGAGTCGATAAATCGCCAGTGATATTGACATAGCCGCCAATTCCTGGAATAAGACTTGGACCTGGATTTAATTCAATACGACCACCAGTTTGGTAAAATTGAGAGCCTTTTGAAACTTTACTAACTTTACCCTCAACTGCTGTGAGGTGATGTCCTTTCACAGTCAATTCGTAGTTACCTTCAACATTTTGAATGAAATTACCATTCACATTCATTTTTACATCACCGTTTATGGTTATGTTTAAGTTGCCTCTACCAGAATCAGGTATCGTATCTACTTTATAACCAATTACTATGTTTCTGTCTTTGATTGTAATTTCATACCCATCACCATAAACCTTGTGAACCTCATCACCATTAGGATGCATTTCAATAAAAGTACCTGAACGGTGTTGCAACCTAACTCTTTCTCTCTTTGGAGTGTCATCCAAAGAGAATTCATGACCGCTAGGTGTCTGTGTTGTATTATTAAAAGGAAAAATTGGTGGATAATCGGTATTTGCGGATGATTCAGGTTCAGTCCATCCACCAAAGAAAACTGGTTTTTTTATTGTTGCCATTATAAATTATTCCTCACACTTTTTCTGAATTGTTTTTTTTGTCATTAAAACTAACATCTGCTGAAGCGACTTTAGCTTCTGCAACAACAGCATCAATTTGACCTGTTACAGCAGTTGTATCTAAACTAACAGGTTCGTAAACTAAAGAGTTTACGAAACTATCTATAACTGTTGTGTTTGCTTGTGGCGCATTTGATTCAGTTGTCAGATTATTTGTCACAGCGGATTGTGTGTCAGTTAAGCTTTTTTCAAATTGACCCGCGATTGATTTGCCTATATTTTGAAAATTAGTTAAACAATCCAATAATATCTGTCTCACTCTACCTTCAAGTGAATTGATCCATTCTTCAAGTTGTTTCAATTCCTGTATAAGGTAATAAACCATTGCAACATCTGCTATAATTTGAGCAGCTTCTTCCAGTTTTTCGTTAATTTTTCTTACTATATCTTTTAATGTGGAAAATGAAAATGCTAATGTACCTGTTGCGTCAAAATTTAATGCTCCCAAAATTGCATCGATTGCAATTCTAAAAATTCTGTTTAACTGAGCAATTACAGCTCGCATCACGTTAGCGGCAGCATTTTTACCATTTTGAATTGCACCAGTTATTAATCCCAAATTTGGAACTAAAGCTGTAAGTGAGAAATCTGTATTCAAATTGAAAGTAAAATCACAAACGTGAGCAACTTGACTATTGGTGATATAGACACCAGTGTTAATCAATGCGCCTCTAGCAATACCTGGAGTAGTTTGAACACCTTTGGTTAAAAACTCACCACCCCATGCCCATTCCGCTTTTGTCGGTGTAACAATATGTCCAGTTGAATCTATGTATCCTGGTGCAGCGTTAACATAATCTAATGCAAATTGTGCTTTAATCGCAGCCATAATATCTCCTATTAAGTTGAATAACCAGCTTTTTGTTCTGGTGTTATTCCTGGTAACACACCCATCATGACAGGAAATTGGCCACTTTCACCATCCATAAAAAAACCAACAACCCAATCATTGAGTTCAGGTACACCAAATGTTTTTGAAGTATTTATACCGTTCATTGGTGTGGCCCAAGGCAAATCAGCATCAGGAATTAAGGTGATATTATCTGTATGCCAGCCAAATATTCTGACTCTACATCTTCCTAAACCTAATGGGTCGGATCGGTCTTTAATAACACCCATCCACCAAACAAATCCATTTAAACCTGCAAAATTACTAGTCATCTTAGACATTATATAACTCCTTTAACCGCATTACTCCAACCAGTGGAACCATTTCTTACATCAGCATATGGTTCAGGTACACTTTCTTTACACAATTCCAAAATTGTTCTATATTTGAATTGGTCCAATATGTGTCTAACCGCAGTTATCAAATAGTTTCCTGAATAAAAATAATCTAAACCTTTATTTTGTGGAATTGGATTTTTTGAAAGTAGGTTAAATTTGACAACGGCGCCAACAGTCAGTGCTGGATCACCCCAAACTGAAATCTTCATTCTATGATAATTTGCCAAAGGTATTTGTGCGGTTCTATTTGGTATGTAGGTCTCTGCAAAAATATCGCGAGCAACTGAACCTGGACTATTTTTAATAACAGCATAATCGTTTTGGTTTGAATTTGAGAACACCATCTTAAAAGCTGCTTCAGGTGTTTCATAGATGTTATCACCCATACGATTCTGATAATTGTTTGTTATTGGCCAAGAGTTTAATTTTTCAACTTTGTTACTGTAGGTGGCATAATTAAAATCTGTTACCTTGTACCTTCTCAATAAAGGATCAACTGACAATAATCTATTAGCAAAAACACCCTGATTCACACCAGCCAATGTATCAAAAGAATCCATTATTTCATATGAAAGTGCATTGGATAGATTATATGCCGCATCTGTAATGTTCAAATTCTTAGGAGCATAAGTATACTCTCTCATTGGACTCTGTTCATATAAACTCTGCAATGACCTAAAATTATATCCAAACTTATTTTCATAAAACAACATGTCAGCACCAACCATATTGGTGGAACCGAAAGCACCAGGTCTTGCATATGAAGCCAACCAATTGATAGCATCAAAAGGTTTCAAAAATGGAACTATGAAATCATAAACACCATATGTCTTATCTATTTGTCCAATTCGGTTATTTGGAACATGTAGATAAGTTTTCATTATATCTTTTATGTTTGTGGTTATGTCTGAATTTTTATACGATTTACTTATTTTATATTGCTCAGAAAGAAACAATTCTTCAGAACAAAAATATATCAAGTAGGTTTCTGTATTTCCATCATTTAAAGGTTCTCTTTTCTTTATTGAAAAGATACGAAAACTCTTTTTGATGATGTTTGTAGTATCATCAGCTTTACCTAAATGTAGGTGAATAAATTCATTGCCGGATAGACTTAAAGTGTTTGAAATGTCTGAAGAATCTTTAATCATCACATAACCAGAAGCTGTGTTATTAAACAAATCTTCATTGTAAGATATTTCTAAATGAGTTAAAGACAAATCAATGTCACCAGTGCCTGAATGAACAGTTACACTAATTAATTTAAAGTCTGATGGAAATCTTATACCAGCTGACATATCACATCTTCATCAAATTATAAAACTGCAATTCAAATTCTGAAACATATTTTGCATTGACCAAAAAGATTGAGCGGCGCGCTTCATTTAAACGCTCCTCGTAGTCATAATATGTTTCTATGTATTTGGTTGTAATTTGTGTTACTTGTTGACCTGTTGGAAAATTTCTAACCAATGTCCCTTCATCCACTAAACTATAAGCTATATAATCGATGAAGTAATTTATTGTATTGGATTTACCTGAAGTGTTGTCGATTGTCGTGACACTTTTGACATAATTTTGTGTTTGTGCTTGTACGAATGGAATAACTTGACTTGGTGTTACACTATTAACAGGAACATCATAATCTTTTGCATATTCAGCTTTGTATTTTTCAAAAATATAATTACCAAACAAAGCAGAATTCATTGGCCAATCCCATTCAGGATCAATGATTTGATTGGCAAATAAAACAATCCAATAACGATATGAATCATCATAGTATTTGGTTGCAATTATTTCAGGTGAATCACCGTCTTTTATGTTATATGAATAGAACAACAGAGGATTTTTCAATAAACTAGGTACGATTTCGGACCTGACCATAAGATTGGTCATCAATATCTTATTTCCACTATAATCAATGGTCGATACTTTAGGTAGAGTTTCAAAATATTTCATTATCTTAATCCTCCAATTCCATCAGCGGTAGAACCATCAGCACTACTGTAACCGGCTGATAATCTTTCCCTATCTACAATTTCAACTTCTTGGAACGTCAAGGTTAAGTGTGTTTGAATTGGTGCACCATCTTTTTCATGTACAGCAAAACCATTTGGTGCATAATCGACAGAAACATCTTCCAAAACACAGTCTGTGTATTTTGGTAAATTTATATTTTCCGATTCATCTTTCATAAATTTAATTTCAAAAAGACTAGGTGGTATTAAAAACATAGCACCTTTCGCTTTTTGGCCAGCTGTAATTGTAGGTGCTGCAAAAAATTTGAACAAATATATAATTCTTCTAACATCTTCAGCTTCTTCTTTTGATACTGGAGTAAATAAAAATTCCAAAGAAAATTGTCTAAAATATGAACCTCTGTATATCATCTGTAGTTGTGGATTTGATGTATAACCTTGAGCTTGTAATATAGCTTCACTTATTCCACCACCACCACCCAAAGCGCCAACAAAAGTATCAATAGCAAATTTTATAGCGGCTGGATCGGAAGATATAGCTTGAACCATTTTTCCTGAATCGGCCTTTGATGCACTATCTCCTACAGATACAGCTGCTCTTATTGTACTCAATAATGGACCTAATTCATCTCTTATACTAATTGAAGCATAATCAGATTGATAAGAATCTTTTAAAGAATCTGGCATGTATAAATTAATATATGCTTCAGCATTTGTCCTATTGTGTTCTATGGATAAATTTTCAGTTAAAGCATAAAGAGCCTTTCCAAAGTTACTGGTGCTCAGCACCGCCGGATCAAGAGTAACCGGAGTTTTACTTTGTTGTTGTAGATTAGTAACAGTTGTTCCTTCTTTTGATGCGCTGCTGGCAATTCCGGCAATGGCATACAAACTTTGTGGATTAACCTCTTTGATAGCAAATGCTACATAATGTTTTAATCTAGCACTTTTAAGTGTTCTTGGATAACTAAGTATTTCAGCACCATTTGGATTTGGATTTTCTAAAGGCGCCAATGGTCCATCATTACTTTTGTTTTTCACAGGTACTACTACTGGTTCTTCGGCGGCCATTTATTTTCCTAAAAAGATTATACATACTATTTATGGCATACTCAGGCAAATTTATTCCCAAATATCCACACAAGTATGTGGGTGACTATACTAATATTATTTATCGCTCTTCCTGGGAAGCGCGGGTCATGTCACATTTGGATAAGGAACCATATATACTATCTTGGTCCTCAGAAGAACTTATCATACCATATGTATCACCAATAGATGGTAAACGCCATAGGTATTTTCCTGATTTTTTAATAAAATATAAAACAAAAGATGATTTATTAAAAACTATGTTGGTGGAAGTTAAACCATTAAAACAAACAAATGAACCTGAAAGAAAGAAAAAAATAACAAAACAGTATATTCAAGAGGTTGCCACATGGGGTGTAAATCAAGCTAAATGGCATGCCGCTCGAGAGTTTTGTTTAGATAGAAATTGGGAATTTCAAATTTGGACAGAAAGGGAATTGGGATTTAAATAATTTTTACATTTTTCAAAATGCGTTTCACCGGCATCAATATGAACATATTCAACTTCAAATATAGCTGACAATGCTTTGTTTAATTCGTCAAATTGCTTTTGGGTAATAGTAATAGTATACATAGTTATGCTGAGGCTCCTTTTAGCTTTAGAGTATGTGCGGCCGGCAATCCGGCGACATACACTTATTTATAAGACATAAATAGTACATGGAATCTAAATTAACAACATTAGCAGAAGAAAAAAAGCAGGCTGGTCTCAAGACCATGTCAAAGGATTCTATTGCTTGGTTGAGAGAAAAGATTGTTGAGATAAAAAGACCTGATAAAATAACCGCCACGATTAGAGATGAAAGGTTTAGAAAAACCAATCAGTTCAGAATAGGAATGATGTATTGCTTTCTATACGATCCAAAAACTAAGGCTGATTTACCGTATTGGGATAAATTTCCAGTAATTTTGGTATTAGAAAAGTACAATGATGGTTTCCTAGGATTAAACTTGCACTATTTGCCAGTAAAATACAGAATGGCATTTATGTCCAAGTTGATGAGGTTTGCACAGTTGACACCAGAAGATGATATTAAGCGTATGCGTATATCCTATGATATCCTAAACTCAGCCAAGAGGTATGTGGAGTTTAGACCAATGTTGAAAAGATACTTATATGGTCACCTTAGGTCAAAATTACTAATGATTCAACCAAATGAGTGGGATGTGGCAGCAATGTTACCTCTACAACAATTTAGAGGTGCTAGAACATCCACAGTATGGAAAGATTCTATGCAACATTACAGAGAACATATGGCACACTTTAACCAAGAAGAAGAATAAAATGGGTACAATAAACACTTTTTTATCAAATATACAAGAAGTTGCTAGGCCTAAACTTTTTGATGTTAACATTATAATTCCAACTGCGCTGAATGATTATTTTAACCTCAAGAATAAAGGCCTTGTGGGTTTTGAAGAAAGCCTTACATATAGATGTGAATCAACAAATATACCAGGAAGAACATTTGCAACAACTGAACAAAAATTTGGTTCCAATCCATCCGAAAAACATGCCTATCATACAACATATAATGATGTTGATATGACTTTTATAGTT